ATCCGTTGCGGTTCCAGCGACTACCAGTGACGGCAGAACTACAGCACCGGCCGCGGTTACTACGCTGGTGGTATCCGTTGCGGTTCCAGCGACTACCAGTGACGGCAGAACTACAGCACCGGCGGCGTCGACTACGCTAGTGGTATCTGTTGCGGTTCCAGCGACTACTAGCGACGGCAGGACTATAGCACCGGCTCCGGTTACTACGCCCGGCGGGTCCGTATCTGTTGCGGTTCCAGCGACTACCAGTGACGGCAGAACTACAGCACCGGCGGCGTCAACTACGCTGGTGGTATCCGTTGCGGTTCCAGCGACTACCAGTGACGGCAGAACTACAGCACCGGCGGCGTCAACTACGCTGGCGGTATCCGTTGCGGTTCCAGCGACTACCAGTGACGGCAGAACTACAGCACCGGCCGCGGTTTTGCCGTCACCAGAGTTATAAAATACCCATTGGCTATTGTCACCAGGGAAGTTAAATAATTTTAAAGTTATTGTGCCATCAGTCGAATCAAATGTTGATAACGTACCGCCACTGTCAGACATATCAATAGTATGTGTGCCGTTATTATCTGTAACAATAATGTTTTTTACTGCTAAGTCAGAAAACCCCTCAACTTCATTAAATCTAGCACCAAATGAAAATACCCCACTTGTTACGCTGCTTGAAGTTTCAAATTGACAGACGTCATCCTCTAAAGGGTTGGAGGTAAAAAGGTCGCTTCCTGAGACAGAAGAGCCGTTAATTTTATGGTTTGTTGTTCCGCTTGTGTTTATGCTGCCAGTGTCTGTCCTTAATATAAATCCTGTTCCGCCAGAGCTAGAAGTGGAGTTTAAAGACCGTCTTATGTCAAAAAGGTAAATAGCTCTATTATCAAATAGCGGCTGATCTTCTGCCAGCTTATAGGAAATTACTGCGCTGCCCGATACTCCTGATATTTGTACCAAATAACTATTTGTACCACCAGTGTCAGCAGGAAACTTTAAATAATAAGCCATTTTTAGCTAATCACATTATAGGCATTGTCAACGTACATATCTGGTTCAGATGGGCACTGCACGCGATATTTACTGGCTTTCTCTACATCCCTAAACCCCGCGACTCTAATATCCTCATAGTCGCCGTTGCTAAACGTTACACGTCGATATATATGTGGGTTGTGCTTTGGCGCGTCTGCTAATGTTGTAATAGTGCAAAATCCTTGTTCGACTGTCACTATTACCCTTTGAATAGTGTCCTTAGCTATCTGGAAGTCCTGTTCGGTTTTGTTTGCGAAGGGATAATTAATTGTAACAGACATACCTAAAAAGTAATCTCTTTGAGTCTCGGTAACTTCCCCCGCGGAGTAAAGCGTGTTAAGCCCCCTTAAATTAGAGACCCCATCGGCTAATAGCGGGTCTATACCGAAGTAACTCTCGGCATCGCTAGCCGTTATAATTATCGCGTCGGCTAGCGCGTATAACGGGTTAGACTTGTCCGACTGTATCGCCCGGAGTCTCGCCCATATTCCAGACGAGACAAAATACCCGCGAGCTTGCCCCGATCCCACCTTCTTCTTATCTCTATACTCCGGGTGAACCTGTGCGAGTGCCAGTGTTTCAAAGTCTGATATGTCCATCGTTTCTTTTCTCTTGTTAGTTAAAAAGCGCCCGTTTGCTGCAGTAGTAAACCCTGGCCCAGCGTCCCGCCCGTAACTTCCGCGCGGCCCGTCTCGTCTCGAATAGTAACTTCCGCCGAACTACTGCTCCGCATTTCTTGAATGCTGCGGGCGTTTCTGTCTTGCGGCGTTATAACCTGGGAGACCGCATCGGCTCCGCTGGGGGCCTCGTCGTCTGAGGTAAATCCCAAACCCACTTTAAGTTTGCTGAATGCGCTACCGAAACCGCCGTTAAACGCGTCCTTAATAAATTTAATTGCACGTATTACCATTTCTAGCGGGGTAAGCATTAGGCGAATAAATGCGGGCAGTTTTTTAAATGCTCCCGCGACCGTATCAATATACGCTACTAAGGTGGTAAAAGCTGCGACCGCGGCTATAACGGCTAGCACTATAAGGACTATAGGATTGGCGGCCATAACTAAATTAACCACTGTCATTACTACCGCGATCGTTTTTAGAATTGTAGTCAGTGCGAACAAAACCGCCAGTCCTATTGCTATCTGTTTGACCACCGTAACGATACCGCTAAAATTATTAATTAGGTCCGCTATAAAGCCGCCTACGTTCGTGGCTATAAGCTCCTCGTTAGCGCGTACGTACGCCGTGGTTTTTTCTATGGCGTCCGCTAGGGGTCCGTTGCTCATACTAAAGATTGATATTTTTACGCCCTCAATAGCCGACGTAAGCGAATTTAATCGGCCTTGTAGAGTGTCGCGCATAATACTAGCCATGTCTGACGAGGCACCGCTAGCGCCTTCTAGCTCTTTTCTAAACTCTCTAAGCTTTTCGGACCCGGACGCTAAAAGAATGTTTACGCCTGCTATCGGTATCTTACCGAATATCCCCTCTAAGACGCCGGACCTGTCGGCTGTTCCTAGGCCGTCCAGTGATATCCCTAGCTTATCTAATACCTCTATTATATCCAGCATGTCGCCGTTACTGTCCTTAGTTTCGACCCCTAGACGCCGCAGTATTTTAGCAGCTTTATCCGTTGGCGCTGATAACGATAGAAACATGTTTTTTAATGTTGTTCCGGCTCGCGTTCCTTTAATACCGGAATTAGCAAGCTCGCCGGCTAATGCTGCAAAAGTTTCTAACGAAGCGCCCGCCGTGGTCGCTACTGGTGCGCCGTCTTTTATGGTCTCAAATAGGCCCTCGACGGTAGTGTTCGCGCTGGTGGTGGTCTTGGCTATGACGTCATTGACTCGGGCTAAGTTCGTGCCTAATTGTGTCGCGTCTTTGGTCATTAATCCGAAAGCGCCCAGAGAATCCGAAGCTACGTCGGTGGCGGTGGCTAAGTCTACTTGTGACGCTGTCGCTAAATCCACAACTCCGGGCAAAGCGGCGATCGAGCTAACCGAGTCAAACCCGGCCATGGCTAAAAAGTTTAGCGCGGCGGCTGCCTGGCTAGCGGTGAATTCTGTCGTTGATCCTGTCGTCTTGGCGGCGGCTTCTAGCTCTTTGAATGCGAGCGTACCGCGACGGATCTCTCCGGGGAATTTTGCGGCGGCGTTAACTAATGTTTGCTCAAATTGCGCGCCGGTTCTGACTACGTCGGCCAATGCTGCCCCCGATAATGCAAGGGCGGCGACCACTGCTATAGCGCCTTTCTTTACGCCGGACGCGAAACGCCCGACCGTTCTGTTAAGTCGGTGGAACCCGTTACCCATTGAGCGGGTAAACATAGAGACGCGGTTCTGCATACGAGAGACCGGGGCGGTTACTCTGTCGACTGCTCTAAATACCGCTTCTACGCTAAACCGTCCCGCCATTACTTACTCCCCGTATGTGCTTTTAATTCTGCTCGTAGACCCTCATAAAAGAATCGTATTTCGTTTGCTTTTAGTGTCCTGGCGTCGGGTATACCCGGGTAATCTCTGCAGACCTGTATCAACATTTCGCCGTATACGGTCTCGAACGTGTGGCGGTCCTTGCCGTTTCTATCCTTGGGGACCTTTTCGTCTGACCCCCTTCGAACTAGAAGTACCCGGACTACCCCAAAAAAATGGTTGTTATCGCCATGCAGATTTTAAGGTCTGACATTTTCATCTTACTAAATACGCCCGCGCTGGTTTTTGTAATGTCACCCATCGCGGCATACAGTTTGCCTATGTCTTCCGTTTTCTTTTTGCGGTCCATAGCCATTAGCGAAGCGCCGGTCGGCTCGTAGAACGTGATAGGCTTCGCGTCGTTTACCCGCTTCGGAGTAAATACCGGCTCGCCGTTGTCATTAACAACTAATACACCTGACATGATCGCCGATACTATTCGGTTTTTTTGCTGGCTAAAAGCTTTTTTGTCTTCTTCGTCCATGTCCTCTAGGTCGACGTCTAGATCCATTGTATCCACAAATCTGGTAAATTCTTCGTCGGCTACTTCTTTCGCTACTACAATATCCATAATTAAGCCCTATTTCGCTTTATTAAAAGTGGTGTCGACCCCCAGCTTTCGCCGGGTAGAGGGATAGGGCGCCCGATCAACATAATGCCCTATATTTTAATTACTGTTTGGTTAAGATACCCGGACCCATGAAGGAGACCGCCGCGGTAGCGTTTTGGCTACTGACCTGCGTTTCTCCGACTAGCTGGACCGTGCCCTGATAATCCGCGCCCGAAGCGTACGAAATAACCAAGGGTACGAAGTCCTTACGGTCGGATACGTCTTGCAAAAATTCTTGATCCGCCCGGTCGTCGTCAATCTCTAACGTTAATCCATCAATCGACAAGGGTACGCGCGTCTTAATTAATCTAGCCGTACCGTCGCCATTGGATTGGACCTCGTTCTCGAAGCCCCCCAGCTTGCGCTGGGACTCCGCATCGGCCGCAACCGGAAAGTTGCGCCCGTTTAGTGTAATGCCTTCAATGCTTCCGCCTACTGCAGCCATGTTATGTACTCCTTATTTACGCTACGACCGAAGTCGTACCGAAGAAAAACCCGAAATTTAGATCGACCGATATGATATTCGTATTACCACTCAACTGATACGTGACCGATAAGTCCAACCGCTTGGGATTAGTCGCGCTTATCTCTGCGACAATACTGTCCTTAGCTGCCTTTCCGTCACTTATAAACGCGTTTAAGGCTAGACTGTCCGTTAATGCTGCTACCGCTGCTTTCGCCGACTTGGGCTTCTTAGCCGTTCGGTTAACAGTGGGCTGGTTGTCGGGTATAAGTGGCGCGCCGTCCCATTCTGCCGTTGCAAAAATTAAATCTAAATTAAATATAATGTTTTGTAACTTAACAATATCTACAACAAACCTATACGCGGGAGTAGGGTCGCCAGTTGGGTGGAAGAATGTAACCACATCGGCGATATTAATAACGCTGTCTTTTACTTCAATCGACGAGCTACCTTTTTTAATTGCGACGTCCCGGTCGATATACGTCCATTGCTCGCCGTCCGTGCCCGGGGTTAAGCCCGTCGCGTTTTGGCTTCCGTAGTCCTGGGGCGGGTTGTTATTAGCTACTTTTACTATCCGCGCTAGCTGTCTGGCGGCTACCATTAGCGGTAAGTCGTCGGAGCCCG